CTTCTTTTGGCGAAATTATAACGGGGGCAAGATATAGCAAAGATAATTATAAAATATACGTTGATACTAGAGAACAACTTCCTCTTGAATTAGATTGGCCCTCAGAATCCAAAGGGTTAAAAGTTGGAGATTATGCCTTGAGTGATTCCGAAGTTACTTGTAATTGTCACATAGAAAGAAAGTCGTTATCTGATTTTATTTCAACTTTAAGCGTCAAACATTTTGATAGATTCGAAAGGGAAATTTTAAGAGCAGAAGAGTTGGGAATTTATTTAGTTATTCTTGTTGAAGATACTTTAAATAATGCACTCTCTTTTCGTTATTTACCTTATATTTCAAAGAAAATTAAAGTAACACCAGAATTCATTTTTAGAAACGTTAGGCAATTAACTCAAAAGTATCCTCATATACAATTTTTATTTGTTAAGGATAGAGATGAATCAGCTAGAGTTATAAAGAAGATTTTTTTCTCAGGATGCCTTTATAAAAAAGTAGACCTTCAACTAGCTTACGACATAAGAAAACTTTAAGATGTGGCATTGTCCTGAAAAATACAAAAGAGGAGCGGAAAATTTAAACAAAGATTTCCTCCGTCTCCAAGGCGAATTGGGAGCTAAAGAAGCTCAAATTTCATTAGCTAAATTTCTTCGTCATAACCTTTATTTTACTACCGAGTTACTTACTGGTATAAAACTGGCTTCATTTCAAGAAGTTACCCTTAGGGCGATGTTAAATAGAAATTTTACCATGTGCGTTTGGGGGCGTGGTTGTGGAAAAACTTTTATTGCTTCCGTGTTTTCTATTTTGCAAACAATTTTCGAACCTAATACAAAAATTTTAGTAGCTGGCCCGACGTTCCGTACTGCTCGATTTATTTTTAATAATATTGAAAAAATTCACGATGGTAAAGGTGCTGAACTTTTGCAGCAAGTATTTGGAAATAAATCAAAACGAAACGATCAATACGAGTGGTTAATTAACGGTGGCTCCATAACAGCGATACCACTTTCTGGAGAAAAAATTCGTGGTTTTAGGGCTAACATCCTTGTGCTTGATGAGTACCTCCTTCTTCCTGAAGAAACCATTAAAACAGTTCTAATGCCTTTCTTGGTTGCCCCTCAAGATATGAAAGAGCGTCTCGAAATTAGAGGAATGGAAGACAAATTGATCGAAGCGGGAGAAATGGCAGAGGAAGATAGGATGGTTTTTAAAAACAACTCAAAGATGATAGCTCTTTCTTCAGCTTCTTATACATTTGAAAATCTTTATAAAACTTACCAAGAGTGGTCCCACAAAATTTACGACGAGAAAGACGTGGGTGGAGAAGCTACTTATTTTATATCTCAAATGGGATACGAATCTCTTCCTGATTTTATGATCGACAGCACGGTAATCGAAGAGGCTCAAAACGGCGGACAAAGCCACTCCAGCTTTCAAAGGGAGTACTGCGCTCAATTCACCGATGGTTCAGATAGTTATTTTAGCGCAAAAAAAATGTTTGAATGCACTACCCCAGATGGAGAAACTCCAACCACAGAAATTAAGGGAGACCCAGATGCGAAGTATATTCTAGCTATTGACCCTAGTTTTTCAGATTCTCCCAGTTCTGACTATTTCGCCATGTCGTTAATGAAGTTAAATGAAGAAACCAAGGAGTCCACTTTAGTTCATGGATACGCGGTAGCGGGAGGACATTTAAAAGATCATATCAAATATTTTTATTATTTAAATAAATTTTTTAATTTAGAGATGATAATGATAGATAATGCAGGTTATCAATTTATTGACAGCGCAAATGAAAGTAAATATTTTAAACAGGATAAAATAAAATTAAGCTTTTTTGATTTTAATTCAGATGCTGAAGACTTGGATTACAAGCAAATGTTGAAAAAAGCTCGATATCAATATAATAAAGAATCAGGTAGAAAATGCATAAAACAGGTATTTACGAGTAATTGGATTAGAAAAGCGAACGAACATTTAAAAGCATGTATCGATTATAAAAAAATATGGTTCGCCTCTAGGGTTACAGCGCATAGTAATGCGTTCGATAACGCAGTTGCCGAAACAGTGAATAAAGAGTTAATAAACGCAGAAAACGTATTAGATTTAATGGAAATACAGGACGATTTAATTTACCAAACCAAGAAACAATGTGCCTTAGTAGAGGTTAAATCTACAGCTAGAGGAACACAAACCTTTGACTTACCTCTGCATTTAAAGAAAAGCACATCAGCGACAAAAGCTAGGAAAGATAATTACACCACCTTAATGCTGGGTAATTGGGCAACTAAATCTTACTTCGATATGATGAATACTGAGGATATTTCACAAAATCAAACTTTTTCTCCGATCATGCTTCCTTAATGCGTGTAATTTAAAATAAATTTAAAATAAACTTCGGCAAAAGTATGGCTGACAATTATATTAGGCTTAAGCAAATCTACAAACCTGAACTTTCCGGTTATTTTCTGGATGTTTTAGGTTCTAGCGGACCTGTTCTCTATTACGGTAGTGACGCTAATATTTCTGGTGACATTATCCCCCGCATTAATCAAACATATGATTTAGGTTCTACCACTAAAACCTTTAGGAAGCTTTATGTAGCCTCTGGCGATGTTGATGGAGGCATTTACTTTAGTGACGGGCATGGTGGTTTCAAGCACGTAGAAATTAGTGGAGATTCCCTTTTAGTAGAAGGAAAAGAGTTAACCGTTGACGTTACCGCACCACCCGGGCCAGTTGGAGTCACAGGTCCAACTGGACCAATTGGCAACACAGGTCCAATCGGTATTACGGGTCCAACTGGGGCTACGGGAATGACCGGACTAACTGGTATTTCTGTATCTGGGTATATTACCTCTGGAACAAATGACGAATACGTAGCTTGGATAATTGGAACGGGCGCAGACCCATTAACAGGTCAACCAATATTAATGCCTAGCGGAGCTACGGGCATGACCGGACCAGAAGGTAAAGTTGGCGGTTTAGTATATAACTTCACGCAGATAACGGGTCTTTACAGTGGGGAAATACAACCCTTTCTTAATGTTAGCGAGTTCACTAGCACTAATCCAACTTTGAAATTAATAAGGGGGTTAAGTTACACCTTCGATTATGACGAAACTAACGTCACAACAGTTTTAAATTCTCCCACTCACGTTTTTCCAGACGGAGGATACTTAAGGTTTCAATTATTTTCCTCAAGTACTCGACTCGGAAGATACATCGCTCAAGAAGGCGTTTGCGAAGGTTATCCAGAGTTTACTGACAAGCCAGCTTGTAATGCAGCGGGGCATACTTGGAGCCCAATGTCTACCGCAGGTGTGGGGATGCCACCCGCTTCGGGTTCGCATATTTCAGCCAACAATTTATTCCAATCATTTGAGTATGGAACCTTTGGGGAGCTTATTACTGGGCCGATATCTTATTCTGCTGATAACGAATTTAAATACGGATTTGCGCGAACAGAGCCAGAGCCATCAGACCCCTCAAATCCATTAACTGATCCTCCAAGTTTATACGTATTAGGAACCATTAAAGTTTACGATGCTTCCCCAGCAGGTGAAACGGGAATGACGGGAGGCACGGGAATGACGGGGGGCACAGGTTTAACTGGGGCTACTGGTTTAACAGGTGCGGATAGTACGATTGCTGGTCCAGCAGGACCAGCGGGAGCTACAGGGCAAACGGGAGCAGGTCAAACTGGCCCAACTGGACCCGTGGGTGCAACCAGCGAAGTTCCCGGTCCCACTGGAGAAACTGGTCCCATGGGGTTAGCGGGACCAGCGGGATATGGAGATAAATACAAAACATCTTTTGGTGTTACCTCTTTAAGAAACCCAAATACATCTTCGCAAGATGGCAGCTTTAATAAAGTCTTAGCTGGTCAAGGTTCATCTACTAACGTTTCGGGAGCAAGTGCAACTTTTACAATGGAGGATGAAATCATCATAAGACATGATTCCCTTCGTAACTTAGCTTATACAGCAGCGCAAAAAGTATTATTTGTAGTTAATGGTTCTCCAGATAAATTCTTTTCGGGGAGAGTAAAAAGTTACAATGACTCTAATGGTCAATTGCATGTTGTTATTACTCCTCCATACTCTTGTCCTTCATGCACCTATAATAACGCTGGCGATCCAGTTATCGACTTCTTTACTGTAGGAAATACCATTGATGTTAACCTCGAAAGCTTAGAGGGGAGATTAGGTAACACAGGACTAAGTGGACAGTCTGGTTCAACTGGTTCTACTGGGCAAACGGGTTCCACTGGTCAAACGGGTGCGTCGGGAGGACCAGTAGGTCCAACGGGGGCGCAAGGAGAGACCGGAATGTCTGGTCAAACTGGGCAAACTGGGCAAACAGGACTAACTGGCCCCACTGGTCCCGCTTCTCTTGCGGATGATTTCGTAGTAATAGTTCAGGCTGATAGTGGCGTTAACAAGTTCTTTATTGATGGGGTAGCTGCACCATCTCTTACGTTATACAGGGGTTTTACTTACAAGTTTGATCTTGGTAGTGGCAGCATTCAAGCTGGACC